TTTGATGGTGTATTAAAGCAAATAGGTAATTGTTTTGATGAACCTACTCCACTTATAAAAGAGTTTAGTATGACTGGCTCTAATGGAGTTACTGTTGAGTTTGGTTTTATACCTCAATTAGATGAAATGACTTTTGGTGAGTATGTGGATTTAGAAAACTTTATTTCTGATTGGGATAACATGCACAAAGCTATGGCTGTATTATACAGACCTATTACTTTTAAAAAGAATGGAAAGTATAGAATAGAAGATTATGATGGCTCAGATAAGTACTGGGAGGTTATGAAAGATGCTCCAGTAAATGTTTCTTTAGGTGCGATGCTTTTTTTTTATCGTTTAGGGAAAAAATTGTCAAAATATACGATGGATTATTTAATCCTACAAAAGCAAGCTCAGGAGGATTCCAAGTCGGAGATGGATTCGGGAAAAAATGGGGATGGTATCAATCAATTTATGCTCTTGCTGGAGGAAAGGTATCAGGAATTAATAAAGTTACAAAAATTCCATTACACCAATGTTTAATATGGTTGGAGTTTGAAAAAGAGAAAAACGATTTAGAACAAAAGATGATTAAAAACGCATATAATAAAAATAGATAATGACACAAGTTTACGACATACTAGACAAAATAAGAGATAGACTAAGAGATAACCCTAGTGTATTCTCTGTAACCTTTGGAGACATAAGTGAAGTCGACCTTAACAAGACAACAATATTTCCATTAAGCCACCTTACAATAACTAACGTAACATTTGAAAGAAGTGTTGTTAATTTTAATATAGCACTATTATGTTTAGATGTAGTAGATTACAATAAAGAAAAGTATGATGACGATATCTTTTATGGTAACACTAATTTACAAGATATATATAATACTCAACTACAAGTTGTAAATGATGTTGTACAGTCTGTAAGAAGAGGGAGTTTATTTGATAGCAAAATACAATTAGTTGGAGAACCAGTAGCTACTCCATTTAAAGATAAATATGAAAATGAATTAGCTGGATGGGGTGTAGAAATTAATGTAAGCATGATTAATGATATAAGCATTTGCTAATGGCTTTTGATAACTTAAAAAATGTATTAGATAAATATGCAAAGGCATATACTCAAAAATTTAAAGCTAAGTTAAAAAGCGATAGAACCAATGCTTCTGGTAGACTGGTAAATAGTATAAAACCTGAAATGCTACAGGATGGTTTTGCTATACTAGGAAAAAGATATATAGAACAAATATCTGAAGGTAGAAAGAGAGGTAAAATGCCACCATGGTCCCCTAGGGACAACAGTATCTTGAATTGGGTTAAAACAAAGAATATAGTTCCAAGAAAAGGAGGTTCAAGTCCCAACAATATTAAAAGGTTAGCTTTTGTAATAGGTAGGTCAATAGGAAGAAGAGGAACTATAGCTAGATTTGGATACAGAGGAACTGATATAATAGACTTTGTACATAAACAACTTGGTGTTCAAATGGGAGAAGAAATATTTGCAGCATATAAAATAGATTTAGAGAAAATATTAAACAAACAAATTAAGAAAAAATAATGTCAACAATAATCAATTCAAGAAGTCCTTATTACTTTAAAGTATCTGATGCTAATTTAAACTCAGCTACAATTCAAATTTACATTTGGACTGGTTTATATTCAGCTAGAGTAGTTGGAGATTTAAAATATACTTTATCTAAAGAAGAAGTTGGAGATACTAATTACGTTGTATTTGAAGTAAGTGAGCTTGTAAGAGACTTTCTTGAAACAGAATATGGTAATTACTCTACTGATACAATATGGACTGATATAGACACTACAATATACGATTCAGCAGGTGCAATAGTTCAAGTAGGTGGACAAGATATAGTAACAAGCACATTTTTAGTTCTTGATGGTTATGGTTATTTTGAAGAGAACTCTAATCCTAGAACAAGCATAAACCCAACAGCTTCTTCATATACACCTCAAGTATTACAAGATAATTTAAACATATACTTTAACTCAGGTCAAGATATTAAAATTCCTGTATTTGCAGAAGCTTTATCTTATGTTACATTAACTTCTGCTGGTGGTGCAAATATAAATTGGGATGATGCAGATGAATTTTGGGATACTTATGATGTTAATTGGGGAGCAGCTACCACTCCAATACAAATAGTAGATAGTGGAAACTCTGACCAAAAAATTCAATATATAATATTAACTGACACCGAAAACTTACAAACAGGAGACAAGGTTACTTTTGTTAGCCCAGCTCCTCCAGCAACTGCTACCCAAACTACAGTTATAAATCTAATTTCTGTTGCAGAAGCAAAATACACTCCATTAAACATAATATTTTATAATAAATATGGAGCATTACAGAATATGTGGTTCTTTAAGAAGTCAACAAATTCAATAAATGTTATGTCTGAAAACTACAAGTCTAACATACTAGATTTAGATAATAGTGGAGGAACACCTTCTTATGTTATAAATAAACATCAAGAAAAAATATTTATGGTAAACTCAAGAGAATCTATAAGTGTAAGTACTGATTTTATAAGTGAAGAATATAATGAGGTAATAAGACAACTATTAAACAGTGAACAAGTTTGGGTTGATGATGGAACTAATGTATTGCCTATAAATTTAAAAAGTAAATCATTTGAACTTAAAAAGGGTGTTAATGACAGATTTGTTAATTATACTATATCTTTTGATTATGCGTTTGACAAAATAAACAACATTCTGTAATGCAAAAAATAGTATTATATATAAAAAATAGCGAAGGAGTTTTTAAGAGAATGGACATGTTTAATGATGAATCTGTTGTTCTTAAATCTCAAATACAAAATATTAAAGATGTAGGAAAAGTGTTTACTGATTTCTCAAGAACATTTACCCTGCCATCCTCAAAAGAAAACAACAAGCTATTTAAACATTATTATAATGAAGCAATAGAAAACGGTTTTGATGCTAGAAACAAAAAAGAAGCAATAATAGAGTTAGATTTCTTACCTTTTAAAAGAGGAAAGATATATCTAAATTCTGTAAAAATGAAAAATAATCAAATTCATTCTTACAATATAATATTTTATGGGAATACTGTAAGTTTAAAAGATTTGCTTGGAGATGATGAATTAAGCCTTTTGTCTGAATTAGATACTTATAAGCATGAATATAACAATATTAATGTAAAAGCAGGACTAGAAAGTGGACTTTCTTCAGGAAAAATAATATATCCTTTAATTTCTCACACTAAAAGATTTTATTATGACTCAGCACAATCTTCTCCAAATTACAGCGGAAATTTATATTACAATACTACTCAAAATAATATAGGACTTTCTTTTGATGATTTAAAACCAGCAATAAAATGTTTAACTATAATAGAAGCTATAGAAAACAAATATTCTATATCTTTTACTAGAGACTTTTTTAGTACAACTCCATTTAGCAATTTATTTTTATGGTTAAGCAGAAACAAAGGTGCTGTTGGAGGAGATGAAAACCAAGAACAATTACTAACAAGAATATGTGGTGATTGGGCTTTCAATGGAACAGGAACGATAGGTTTTGCTGTTGTTAATGATACATGGACCGTAAGTACTAAAGATAATGATGAAAGGTTTCAGGCTAGTATAACAGTAACCCCTACTTCTGGTGGTCAGACTGTTCCCTATAAAATAAAAGTTATTGATTATGAATCAGGGAATATTATTGGAGAAAGCTCTTTGGCGGCTGGAACAAAAACATTTACTACACAAATAGTTCCAAGTTTTGAGTTGGTCACATATAAAATTAAATTTATAATAGAATCTGAATCTACTCTTTCTTTTACTCCTCTTTTAGAATTAACTAAATATGTTTTAAATCCAGTAACAGAACAAGTTATAAGTACGAGTTCTGCTCAATATGATATAGATGGAACAGGCAATTCTATAAGTACTGTTTCTGAAATATTAATAACAGAGAATGTTCCTAAAATAAAAATAATAGATTTCTTAACAGGATTATTTAAGATGTTTAATTTAACAGCTTATTATATTGATGACTATGGAGATGCTGATTATGGGAAGGTTTATGTGGATACTTTAGACAACTTTTATGCAGATGCTTCTAACAATCCTTCTGGAGGAAAAATAAACATAACAAAGTACGTTGATATATCGAATACAGAAATAAAACCATCTATTCAATTTACTGAGCTAGACTTTAAATATCAAGAACCTTCTACTTTATTGTCAATAAATCACAAAGAACAGTTTAATAAGGTTTTTGGAGATGAATCATATAAACCAAATAATGTAGATAGGGGAACTCCATACGATATAGAAACTCCTTTTGAACACATGAAATTTGAAAGAATAATAGATAGCAATAAAGCTTCCTCAAGTCCGTATAGCTCAATAACCTCACCTCAAGCCTATATAACAGACATTTTGTGGGGATACTCTGCTAGTGGAGAATTTGATACTGATTTAGATGCTATTCCTAAAACAGGAAACTATGAACCAACCTTAACTAAACCTCTTGTTTTTTATGCAATTCAAGAAACAGGATTAACTGCTGGTTCTGGTATAAAATGGGTTTCTACTACAACTCCTTCTGAGATAACACAATATTATAGACCTTCTAACACAAACGAAGATGGCTCTTCTTCTACAGCTCCAGCACATACTATAAATTTTAGTGATGAGATTGATGAATGGAATCTTATTAATTATGCTAACAGTGGATATACAAACTCATTATTTAAGAAGTTTTATGAGAGTTATATAGTAGATGTTTTTAATCAGTACAAGAGAATATATAAATTAAAAGCAAAGTTTCCTGCTGACTTTTTAATTAACTATAGACTAAATGATATCCTTATTATACAAGACAGGGAATTTACAATAAACTCAATAAGTACTAATTTAAAAGATGGTAAGAGTGATTTAGAATTATTAATAAAATTATGATAAAGAATATAATAGATTTATTGTCTGCTTCTGATTGGTATTTATATGATGAAGATATAGATATTGCAAAAGGTAAATATAAATCTCCTTTAACTTGGAAAGAAATAAAACAAAGCATAAAACGAAATACATACAACAATGGCTGAAAACAATATTAAAATATTTACTATAAAGGTTGACACTAAAAGTGGTGAGGTAAAAATTAATGGAATAACTAAAAGTTTTAAGGAAGCTGAAATTGCACTTAATAAATTAAACAAACAATCTCAGGCTACAACTAAAACTGGATTAAATCCATTAACAGGTGCGACAGGTTTGGCAGGTGCAGCAGTAACAGAACTTGGTAGAACTGTTTCTGATTTAAACTATGGATTTCCTGCTGTAGCAAACAACATTTCTCAGCTAGGTTCTTTATTTACTATACTTACAACTAAAGCTGGAGGTGCAAAAGGAGCTTTTCAGCTAATGTTAAAAGAAATGAGAGGTCCTTTGGGTATTTTATTTGCTTTTCAAATTGGAATTACTCTTTTAGAGGCTTTCAGTAAAGGATTCTTTGATACTGGAAAAGAAGCTAAAAAAGTTTCAGAAGAGTTAAAGAAATTAAAAGGAGAATTAGCGTCTAATATTGTTGTTGCAAATCAATATGTAAAAATATTAGAAGACACAAATACTTCAGAAAGAAAAAGAGCTTCTGTAATAGAAGAGTTAAAAGATTTAGTTCCAAGCCTAAAAGATGAGGATTTTAAATATGGTCAGCAATTAGATATTGTTAAACAAAAAATAATTGACTATTCAATAGCTCAGGCTGCTAGAATTGAAATAGACAAGTTAGTAGAGGAAAATTCAGAGTTATTATCAGAAAGAAGAAAGATAAATATAATAAATGAAATAGAAAATGAAGAAGAAAAAACAAAAGCAATAAGAGAATATGCTAGAGAAAATGATTTCAACCTTACATCTACTGCTGTAGGTTTTGGGGTTCAAGCTAAAGAGTTTGAAAAAAGTGATGAAAATATAAAAAAATCATTTGAAAAAAGAAGTAAAACAACTATTGAAGAGTCTGATAAAATATTAAAAAAAATAAATGAATTATCAGTTGGGTTTGAAAATGGTTTTGTTAAAGAAAAGAAAAATGCTAAATTAAGAAAAGATTTTGTTGCTAAAAGATTGTCTTTTGCTGATGACATATTAAAATCAGAAGAAAATGTAACAAAGCAAACTATACATGGTAAAGAACAACAATTAAGAGCAGAATCTCAATATCAAATGGATTTAGCACAATTAAAGTTTGATGAGTTTAAGAGGAAACAACAAGAAAGAGTAGATTCAATAAAAGACAATGAGGACAGAATAAAAGCACAAAAGAAAGCAGACGAAGCTATTAAAGAATCACAAAACTCATTGTCTCTGTTTAAGATACAGAAGATGAAAGAAACAAATCAACTTATAGATATAGAAAGGATAAATGATTTACAAGGAGCAAGACTTAGACAGGCTGATTTTATGGCAAAAGAAAGAGAGGATATTTTAGCTTTTGATGTTGTTATGGCTGAAAACGAAATGAATAAAATAGAAAATGAAAGATTGTTAAATGAAGAAATACATAATAATAAAATAAAAAATATACAAGATGAAATAGCTGAAAGAAAAATAGCTAATAAGAGTTATGTGGATTTAATGATAAAAGAAACTAATGAGGTAAATAAACAAACAAGACTTCAAACAAAGCTAAAGAGAAAAGAAGAAAAAGCCAAACTTGCTATTGCTAATCAAGTAGCTCAAGCCATGATAAGCATTGCTGGGGAGGGTTCTGCTGTAGGTAAAGCAGTTGCGGTTGCTATGGCTATAATGAATACCAAGGAGGCTATTACTGCCGCTTTAGGAGCAAAACCTTATGGACCTTGGAATATAGCACAAGCAGTTGCTACAGGTGTGTTTGGATTTAAACAGGTACAGGAAATTATGGCAACTAAACTTCCTGCTGGTGCTGGTGGCAGAGCAGGTTCAGGTGGTGCTGGGGCTTCTATGTCTGTATCTGCACCGAGCTTCAACGTAGTAGGTGCCTCAGGAACAAGTCAAATTGCGGAAGCTGTTACTGGTGCTCAAGACAGACCATTTAGGGCTTATGTGGTTAGTGGAGATGTAAGCTCTGCTCAAGAATTAGACAGAAAAACAGTTTCAGAATCTTCCTTAGGATAAATAAAACAAAACATAAATATAAAAGTTATCATATTATGAAAACCATTGAACTATATATAGACGAAGAAAACGAATTTAGTGGAATAGAAGCTATAAGCGTTGTCGAAAACCCAGCAATAGAAGAAGACTTTATTGCTCTTAAGAAACAACAAGTTAAACTTGCTGAGGTAGATAGAGAAAAAAGAATCCTTATGGGTGCTGCTTTAATACCTAATAAAAAAATACTAAGAACCAACGGAGAAGAAGAATATAACATATTCTTTAGTAAAGATACTGTAAGAAAAGCTTCTGAATTATTTTTATCAAGAGGTAAACAAAACAATTCAACACTAGAACATGACGTTAAACTCAATGGGTTGTCTGTTGTAGAATCTTGGATTATTGAGGATAAAAAGAAAGATAAATCAAGAAAGTATGGATTTAGTTTACCTGTAGGAACTTGGATGGTTTCTGTAAAGGTAAACAATGATGAGATTTGGAATGACTTTGTAAAAGAAGGAAAAGTAAAAGGATTTTCTATAGAAGGATTCTTTGCTGATAAACTAGATGAAAGACCAAAAGAAAGTGTAGAAGAAGACTTTGATGAAATAGAAGCGTTGTCTAAATTATATGAAATAGAAGAAGCCTTTTTAGAATCTCAAAACATACAATTAGAATCTTACAACGACTATCCTCAAGCGGCTGTAAACAATGCTAAACGTGCTTTAAAATGGAAAGAAGAAAATGGCAGTTCTTGTGGAACTCCTGTAGGATGGAGAAGAGCTTCGATGTTAGCATCAAAATCTAATTTAACAAGGTCAACGATTGCAAGAATGGCTTCATTTAAAAGACACCAGCAAAATAAAGACGTACCATATTCAGAAGGGTGTGGTGGTATTATGTGGGATGCTTGGGGGGGTAGTGCTGGTATTAATTGGGCTATATCTAAACTAAAACAAATAGACAAAAAAGAGATGTCTGAAATAGATGAGTTTGAATTACAATTACAAGACTCTTTGGAATGCAACGGTTTAACTCTTGCTGAGGATAAATTCAAGGATTATCCTGATGCCGCTCATAAAAATTCATTAAGAGCATTAAAGTATAAAATAGACAACAAGTCACAATGTGGTACTAAGGCTGGATGGCAAGTTTCTCAAATGTTAGCCAAGAAAGAACCTATATCAAGATGTATAATATCTCAAATGGCTTCTTATGTTAGATTTAGAAGAGACAAAGGAGTTCCTTATTCTGAAGGTTGTGGTAAATTGCTTTGGGATGCTTGGGGCGGAGATGCAGGAATAAACTGGGCTTCTAAAAAGATAAAAGAAATAGACCGAGAAATAAAGCCTATAGATTCTTTAAACATGGCTTCAATGGAAATAAATGAAGATTATGCTATAATAAATGATAGGTTAGCTTATTCTACAAAAGAAAAGGCTATGGAAATGTCAGATGACTTAGGATGTCAAGGTATACACCAGCATGAATATGAAGGGAAGATTTGGTATATGCCTTGTGAAAAACATAGCATGGCTGAGATTGGACCTAGGGGCGGAGTAAAAAAAAGTCCTAAAGCTCCTAAGTCTGCAACTCCAAACAAAAACCCAAAAGGGAAAGGTACGGCAAAAGGAGATGCTTCGGGTAAATCAGGAGCAAAAGTTTCTGAAAAAGACAGAGAATCACTTAAAAAAAAGGCTGATGAATTTAATGAAAAATATAAACAAAAACTAGGCTATGGAATAACTGTTGGTATGTTGGCTTCAGTATTTCAAAGAGGTCTTGGTGCTTTTAACACAAGTCATTCTCCAAACGTAAAGTCACCTTCACAATGGGCACACGCTAGAGTAAACGCTTTTATGTATTTGGTTAAAAATGGCAGACCACAAAACTCAAAATACACAACTGATTATGATTTGTTACCAAATAAACACCCTAAAAGCAGTAAGAAATGAAAAAAAAATATAAAAAAACACCAAGTAAAACAAGCCCTCGCTCTTCAAGAAGAGGTTGTCTTTGTAAAGATGGAACCTATTCGGTAAAATGTTGCGATGGTTCTTTACAGGCTCAGGGCGTAGGAAAAGTGTAAAAATACAACAAAAACAAAACCACAAAGTTATCAAGTTATACTATTAATTTAAATCAATAATATATGAAAGCTACCGATATTGTAGACAAATTTAAGAAAATCTTACTATCTGAGACCGAAGAAAAGGTTGAAGAGATAGAAGTACAAGAAGAGGTTAAATTAGCGGAAGAAGAAATCGAAGAAGTGAAAGACGAAGTTTCTGAAGAAGATGCAAAAGAAAAGGAAGAAGTTAAAGAAGAGGAAATGTATGCTACTAAAGAAGAACTTTCTAAAGCGATTGCTGAAATGAAAGCTATGTATGACCAATTAATGGAATCAATGAGTGATGAAAAATCTCCTGAAGTTCCAGAAGAATTAAAAGAGGAAGTTGAATTATCCTCTCAAGAATCAGAAACTGAGCCTATTGCTCATTCTCCTGAGTCTAATGTAGAAAAAAACAATATTCATTTGTATGGTAATAAAGGACCACAAACAATAATGGATAGAGTACTAAACAAAATTTCATAATAAACCAAAACTAAAATAATAAAAAATGGCTACTACAACTTCAATTACAAGTACTTATGCTGGAGAATTTGCTGGAAAGTATATTTCTGCTGCATTATTATCTGGTTCTACTATCGAAAATGGTGGAATTTCAGTAAAACCTAACGTAAAATTTAAAGAAGTAATCAAAAAGGTTGCAACAAGCGGTCTTATTGCTAATGCTTCTTGTGATTTTGCTGATACTGGTTCAGTTACATTAACAGAAAGAATCCTTCAACCAGAAGAATTCCAAGTTAATGTTGAGCTATGTAAAAAAGACTTCCGTTCAGATTGGGAAGCTGTACAAATGGGATATTCTACATTTGACAAATTACCTCCAAAATTCAGTGATTTCTTAATTTCTCACGTTGCTGCTAAAGTTGCTGAGAAAACTGAACAAAACATCTGGGCTGGTGTTAATGCTAATGCTGGTGAATTTGATGGATTCTCTACTTTATTAGCTGCTGATTCTGATGTTATAGATGTAACTGGTTCTGCAATTACTTCTGCTAACGTAATCTCTGAATTGGGCTCTATAGTAGATGCAATTCCTTCTTCTTTATACGGACAAGAAGATATGTTTGTATATGTATCACAAAACATCGCTAGAGCTTATGTAAGAGCTTTAGGTGGATTTGGAGCTTCTGGATTAGGTGCTGCTGGTACAAACTCTCAAGGAACTCAATGGTGGAACAATGGCTCATTAAGCTTTGATGGTGTAAAACTATTTGTTGCAAATGGTCTTGCTGATGACACTGCTGTTGCTGCTGAAAAATCTAACCTATTTTTTGGAACAGGTCTTTTATCTGACCACAACGAAGTAAAAGTTATCGACATGGGTGACTTAGATGGTTCTCAAAATGTAAGAGTAATCATGAGATTTACAAGTGGAGTACAATACGGAATCGGAGGAGATATCGTATACAGAGTAAACTCTTAATAATAATTAAATAAAGGGTGGGCTTAACCACTCGCCCTTTTAATACTAACTTAAAAAAACTAATAATATGTCTTGTAATTTATCGCTATATAGAACAGAACCCTGCAAGGATAGTGTTGGTGGATTAGATAAAGTTTACTTTGTTAATTATAGTTCTTCTTTGTATTCAACAATTACGTTTGATACAACGAATACAGATGCCATAGAGTCCATTACTGGAACTCCATCTGCATACGAATATGATATTAAAGGAACTTCTTCTTTTACACAAAACATCCAAGCTAGTAGAGAAAATGGAACTACTGCTTTCGAGCAAGTTTTAGAATTAACTCTACACAAACTGACTATAGCAGACCACAAAGAATTAAAATTAATGTCTTTCAATAGACCTCACGTTATTATAAAAGATAACAATGGAAATTACTTCCTAGCTGGAATAGAGCATGGAATGGATGTTTCAGGAGGAACTATTGTTACAGGTGGAGCTATGGGAGATTTAAGTGGATACACTTTAACTTTAACAGGAATGGAAAAAGCTCCAGCTAATTTTATGGAGTCTGACCCTGCAACTGTTGGATTTACTGTAGTAAACTCTTAAACATAGTAAGTTCTTAAACATAGAAGATACAAAGCCCCTTTATTGGGGCTTTTTCTATATAAAACAAAACAGACACTTTTCAGTTATCTTATTATGATAAGATTACTTCCTAACTCAAATTCTCAAACAATTAAGATAATACCTAGAGACAATACCTCTTTGTCAAACATTAGTCTTATAATAACAGAAGATGGAACTAACAAAAGTGAAACACTAACAAGCCTTAGTGCTACTGTTAATGGAAATTTTACTCATGTCCCAATAACATCCACTATTTTAAAAGAAGGAAGTAGTTATTATTTGCAATTCAGCAAAAACAGTAGTTTATGGTATAGAGACAAAGCTTATGTTACCTCTCAAACAAATGATGAGGTAATACATACATTGAACACAAACCAATACGACCAATATGGTGAAGGGTCAGAAGACGAATATATAGTATTATAATATGGAAAATAAAAATATTAGAGTAGTTAATCTTTCTGGATATGAAATTCCAGAAATAAAAGAAGTTTACGGAAAAGACTGGATTCAATACGGTGATTGTAACGATTATTTTGATGAACTTATAAATAAATATTTAGGAAGTCCAACTAACGCTAGATGTATAAACGGTATAGTTGACATGATATATGGAAGAGGTTTAGAAGCTACAGACAGTGAGCTTAAACCTGAGATGTATACTAAAATGAAAATGTTATTAAAACCCAAGGATTTAAGAAGGGTTGTTAATGATTACAAAATGTTAGGGCAGTCTGCTGTTCAGATAATATATAATAAACAAAAAACCTCTATAATTAAAGTTTTGCATTTTCCAATGGAGACTTTAAGAGCTGAAAAAGCCAAAAAGGGTCAAGTAGAAGCTTATTACTACCACCCTAAGTGGTCAGAAATGGCTCCTAGTGACAAACCTAAGAGAATACCTTCTTTTGGTAATGGCTCAAAAAGAGAGGCTATAGAAATATATGTATTTAAGCCTTATAGGTCAGGATTTTATTATTATTCTCCAGTAGATTATCAATCTTGTTTACAATATGCTGAATTAGAAGAGGAAGTAAGTAATTATCATATAAATAATATTAAAAACGGTTTACAGCCATCTTTATTAGTTAATTTTAATAATGGAGTGCCAAATGAAGAAACTCAAGAGTTAATTGAGCATAAAATATATGATAAATTTAGTGGTTCTTCAAATGCAGGTAAATTTATACTTACATTTAATGAATCAGCAGAAACTCAGGCAGACTTACAACCTATTCATCTTCCAGACGCTCATGCTCAATATCAGTTCTTAGCTGATGAGAGTAGAGAAAAAATAATGCTTGGTCATGGTATCGTTTCTCCTATACTATTAGGTATAAAGGACAATACTGGATTTGGTAATAATGCAGAAGAGCTTAGAACAGCATCTATTCTTATGGACAACATAGTTATTAGACCATTTCAACAAGGAATTATTGATGGTTTAAATGAAATACTTGCTTTTAACAAAATATATCTTAACCTATACTTTGTAACGCTACAGCCAATAGAATTTACAGAATTAGATAACATTTCTACTAAAGTAAAGAGAGAGGAAGAAACTGGAGAGAAATTAAGCTCACAAGAAGAAATAGACCTATCAGACGATGGTGCAGAAGACCTGTACACGCAATTAGAGAGCCTAGGAGAGGTTATCTCTAGTGAATGGGAGCTTATACATAGCGAGGCTGTAAATGACAAGAATGAAGAGTTTGATTTAACTAAATTAAGTGTGTCTGAAGATGATGCTAGTCCTAATAAGCGTTCTGGACAAGATAATTCAGGTTATAAAGTAAGATATGCTTATTCTCCTGTAAGAAACTCGGACAAAAGTAGGGTGTTTTGCAAGAAAATGGAAGCACTAACATCTAAAGATTTAGTATTTAGAAAAGAAGATATTACCTTAATGTCTTTTAAAGGTTTAAATAGTGAATTAGGACACGATAAAAAGAAATATAATCTTTTTAAGTATAAAGGGGGTAAAAATTGTCACCACTTCTGGGAAAGAAGAGTATATAAAAAGAAAGTAACATCAGATACCGAAGTTGAAGCTTCAGATGCTGTGCAAGACGGATTTAAGGAACCAAATAATCCTCAAGAAGTCGAAGTTAGACCAGTAGATATGCCAAACAGAGGTGCTTACCCAAAAACTAAATAATTATGGCACAGAAAGCACTTTTCATAACGATAAATGATTTAAAAAGAAAATCTATTATAGACGGTAATGTAGATGCCGATAAATTAATACAATTTATTGAAGTAGCACAAGATACACATATTCAAAACTACCTAGGAGGATTACTTTACAATAAAATACAAAGTTTAATAATTAATAATACTATTGATGATGCTGGTAATTCAGACTATAAAACTCTTTTAGAGAGTTATATAAAACCCATGTTGGTTTGGTTTACACAAAGTTCTTATTTGCCATTTGCTATGTACCAAATTAGTAATGGAGGTGTATTTAAACATAGAAGTGAAAATTCTGAAACTATCTCACTAGAAGAAATGAGAATGATGTTAGCTAAAGTTACTGAAACAGCAGAGTTCTACACAAGAAGATTTGTTGATTATATGGATTACAATAGCACTTTATTTCCAGAATATACTTCTTCAACTAATGGAGAAATGTATCCAGACAAAGATGTTAATTTTAATTCATGGGTTCTTTAATGGAACAAAAAAAAATAAAAACATATAAACCTAAAGAAAGTAATGTAATTAAATTAGATTCTTTCTTACAAAAATTAAACAAAGATGGCAAACACAATAAATTGGGGAAAAATATATTGCAGTAGTTCGTGGGGAGATGACAGCAACGATGATACAGTTAAAAACGGAAGCGAACCAACTTGTTTTAGTTAATTATGGCTACTCTTTCAGGAAATAAAATAAAAAATACCTATCAGTCTCTTGTTAAGTTTTCTGACAATGGTAATATAACAACCTCAGCTAAACAACTAACTGATGGATTTGGCAACAATTCTCCTATATATGTTTCAACAACTCAAGTAGGTATAGGGGTTACTCCAGAATCAGGATTAAATCTACACGTTTACGGAGATGCAAAAATAGGAAGCAATTTAACTGTAATAGGAAACCTAGTAGTTGAAGGAAGCACAACAACTGTAGGAACTGATACATTAACAGTAAAAGACCCGTTAATTGTACTGGCTAACAACAACACTTCAACAGATGCAGTAGATATAGGTTTTTACGGTAAATATACACCTTCAGGAACCACATTATACTCTGGATTGTTTAGAGAGGCTCTAACAGGCAAATACAGGCTATTTAAAGGGTTAGAAGCAGAACCAACAACTACCGTAAATTTATCAGGAACAGGGTACGCTAAAGCAGATTTAATAATAGGTAATATAGAGACTAATGGACTTTCAGAAGGTTCATCGTTATTTGATTTTACAAAAAATGTTGCAATAGATGGAACTTTTGCCGTTACTGGAGGTTCTGAGTTTGATAGCACTATAAGTCATATAGAAGTTGCAACTACAGTTACTAAATTTACTGGTATAACTGGTAGTGGTTTTAATGCGAGTAAACTAGAATTTTTTAAAAATACAGATTTACAAATAAGATTAAATGGTGAGGACGGAGGAATAACCACTCTCGGAATTTTGTCTGGTGGAGGAATAACTAGTACTGGTAATTTAGGTGTTGATGGAAATATATCAGCTGGAGGCACTGGTTCGTTTACTGGACAAGTTACTATTCCACAAACACCAACCTCAAATACTCACGCAGCATCAAAAGGATATGTGGACACACAAATTGGTGCTAACAACGAATTGTCAGAGGTTTTAGCAAACGGAAATACTACTGGTGGAAATGATATAGCTATAACAGGTGGAGACAAAATAACTAATTTTACATCTACTGGAATTGATGACAATGCCACTTCTAATATATTGACAATATCTGATGCTAGTTCAACTTTTGCAGGGAATGTATCTGTAACAGGCAATATAACCGCTAGCGGTACAAGTTCTTCACTAAACACTGGTAACTCTGGAACTTTTGTTACAAATGATGCTAATAATTATCCAAGAATATCAACCTCACAAGCAAATATTCAATTAGGATTATTTAGGACAACAACAGGTGTGGGTGGTGTGTATATTGGAGGAAGTAGTGGAGGGTTTGAGCTTAGAAATGGAACAACTTTAGCTCCAATATTTGATGTAGACCAATCTGGCAATGCAACTTTTGCAGGAAAAGTAGGAATAGGAAATAACAATCCTTCATATGCACTAGATGTGCGTCAAGCCACTAGTGGAAATGGAACTTGCGATTTTAGGTTAGCAGGTCGTAGAGCTGATAGCACTACAAGTTTTATTGTTTCTACTATTTATGCTGAAAATTTTGATAATGGAACAGGTGATGTAACTATCGGTAAAATTGATTTTAGCATTGACGGAGATGCAACAAGTGACCAGAGCCAATATGGAAAAATGATTTTTAGTACAACAAACAACAGTTCTGAAGTTATAGCTTTAACCATAGACAGTTCACAAAACGCAACTTTTGCAGGAAACGTGATTCAATCGGGAACAAGTCCGCAACATCAATTTGTGACTCCAAACAACTTCAATTTTCAAATAGCGGTACAAGAAAACGTATCTAATACTTTAGAGATTACACCATCTACTACAGCTGGTGGTACTACTTTTTCTACACCTGCTGTACTTGTAAACTCTTCAGGAGATGTGGGAATAGGAGCAACAGGATTATATTCAACAGATAGAGCATTAAACTTACCAGGAAAAGGAATATCTTTTAAAAATAATGTTAATGGCTCTAATAATAATTGGAGTTATATTTATAATACAGCAACAGGCAGTTCTTCTAATTTAGTTTTCGCAACAGGTCAAAGTTTAACTGCTTTAACTTTAGCACATAGTGGTAACGCAATTTTTGCAGGAAATGTAGATATAAATGGTTCAGGAAATAATTCTATTGCAGGTGATTTATATTTTGGTGTTAATGCTGATATATTTAAAAGTTCAGGAACATTAGGTATAAATGCTGATAACTCAACTTTTTCAGGAAATGTAAGTATTAATTCAACATCAGCACCTGTTAAAAATTTAGTAGTTGAAGGAGATTCCTTAGCTTATGCTACTATCAGAGTTTTAAGTAATTCAACATCACACGGAGCAGAAATAGAATTTGGAGATTCTACCGATGTTGATTATGGTTCTATAACACAATTTGCTTCAAGTGCAGGTGAAGGTGGCAGAATGAGATTTAGAGCAGGAGGAATTGAAACAATGAATTTGAAAGATGGAAACGTAGGAATAGGAAAAAGTCCTTCTAAAAAATTAGATGTAGAAGGTGCAATAAGAGTAATAAATACAGCAGGAACTTCTGCTGCTGAATTGGATGTTACAAGTGGTGGAACTTGGAGGTTTAGGTCAAATCCAGTCACTGGTGATAATAGTTATGGTTTAGACATAATAAAAGGTAGTGCTGGAACAGATGTAAAAATGTCTATATCATCTGGGGGGGATGTTACTATTGGTGATTCATCTATTACAAATACAGGAAAAGTTGAAATTAGTACAGGAGTAGGCACTTATTCTGGAAGTATGAATATAAGACATAGTACAACAAATGCTGATGGTTCTGGGTTTATCAACTTTTTTAGAAACAATGCTGTTATTGGTTCAATAGGTCAAGTAGGCACAACAGGTGTTAATTACAATACATCTTCTGATTATAGATTAAAAGAAGATTTACAATACTTTGACGGATTAGATATGGTTTCTAAAATACCTGTCTATGACTTTAAATGGAAAACAGATGAAAGCAGAAGTTATGGAGTTATTGCTCACGAATTGCAAGAAGTTTTACCTGATGCAGTTACAGGACAAAAAGATGCAGAAGAAATGCAAGGAGTTGATTATTCTAAAATAGTTCCTTTGTTAGTTAAGTCAATACAAGAGTTACAACAAAAAGTAGATTTATTAAAGAAACAATGTAAATGTAAATAAAACAAATAGAGATGAAAAATACTTATAGTTGGCAAATTATTGGTGTAAAAACTAAAAATAAAAAAAGAATAACTAATATTATACATAATGTTCACTGGATGTTAACTGCTAAAGACAGTTCTGATTTACATATAACAAAAACAACTTTTGGTGATTTAGATATTAAATATGAAGAAGGAAATGTTTTTATAAAATATTCTGACTTAAAAAAATCTGATATTGTAGGATGGCTTGAATCAAACCCTTATTTTGATTCTATAAAAGAAAAATTAGATAGTCAAGTAGAAGAAGCAAAAAAATCAGAAGAGGAATTATTACGTCCTAATTGGGCTTAATTTATTATATTTGTTATATAAACTTAAACTTAATAAAATGTCAAAAATTACTAAAGAAGAATTAGAATCGTTAAAAGAATCAGAGAAGAAGTTTGCTGCTATAAAACACGACTTGGGTACTTTAGAGGTACAGAAGCACGGCTTATTACACGCCTTTGCACAATTGCAAGAAGAAAGTAATAAAGAGAAAAAAGAATTAGAGGATAAATATGGTAAAATAAACATCAATTTAGAAGATGGTTCTTACGAAGAAATAAAAGAAGAAAAAGAATAATATTATGGATTTTGCAGATATGAAGATTTATACTTTAAACTCAATGGCTTTTCTAGTTACTATGACTGAAGTAGAAACTTGGTTAAAGATAATTCTTCTAGTCTGTACTATCATTTATACAGTAATGAAAACTAAGAAGCTATGAGAAAAATAAACAAGCTCATAGTACACTGTTCAGCTACACCAGAACATAAAGAGTTTGATGTCGAAGATATTACTGAGTGGCACGTTACTGGAAATGGATGGTCTGATTGTGGTTATCATTATGTAATTACTCTTAGTGGTAAAATTCAAGAAGCTAGACCAGAAAGAAAGATAGGTGCTCATTGTAAAGGTCACAATAGAAACTCTATAGGTATATGTTATATAGGAGGTATGGATAGAACTATGGATAACTGGATTGATACTAGAACAGAAAAACAAAAAGAGTCATTAAAAGAACTATTAAAAGGTTTAAAACAAAAATATCCAGAAGCTACAGTTTATGGACATAACGATTTCACAAATAAAAAAGTTTGTCCTTGTTTTAATGCTAAGGAAGAATATAGAGAGATATAATCATTAAACATAGTAGGTTTAATTATGCTCTTAAACATAGTAGGTATGAAATATAAGATAGGATTTGGAGAAACATTTTCAACAGGTCCTTTATTAGGCTTTTCGTATTACGAAGCTGAAGATGAATTTGATTATCATGAGTTACAAATATATTTAATATTTATACTAATACACATAAAATTTAAACAATGGGAATAGAAAACAAGAAAGTTAATGTAGATATAGATGGAGATGGTAAACCAGATTTAAACCTTGATTTAAAGACATTAATTTTAGTTATTGGAGGTATTATAAGTTTAACAATGACTTATTCTACATTAACAAAACAAATAGAATTAAACAAGCAAGAAATTGAAGTAGCAAAGAAACTTCCTCCTGCACAATCAAATGAAATATTAAAACAAAAAATATTATTTTTAGAACAGCACATTGAAACAGAAGCAAAAAGATTAGACAAATTAGAAGATAAAATATATAAAAGATGAATAAGTTAATTGAGCTATTTTTTATGGTTTTAATCATGTTATTAATTGGCTCATTTACTATTTTACCATTAAGTTAAATTATGAAGAAAATACTAGCAAAAATATTTGGAGGAGCGGCAGGAGGAGTAGCAGAAAAAATAAGTAACATAATAGCTAAACATACTTTTTCTAAAGAAGATAGAGCAAGGTTTGAAAATGAAATGGCTAAAGTGTTCCTTGAAGCTGAAAGTGAAATGCAACAAAATGTTACTGAAAGGTGGAAAACAGATATGTCAAGTGATAGTTGGTTAAGTAAAAATGTTAGACCTCTTGTATTAATCTTCTTAGTTGTATCTACAGTTCTAATGGTTTTTATTGATGCAGGGATTATATCCTTTAACGTAAAAGACTCTTGGATTGATTTATTAAAGCTAATTCTTATAACCGTAATAGGTGCTTATTTTGGAGGAAGGTCTTACGAAAAAATAAAGAAATAATTAACCCGTATACAAATAACTTAACTTACTTCAAATGATTCAGGCTACGTTTGGGACTTCGCCTGAACATATATTTGTATATTAAAAATCAAAGTTACAAAAAATAATTGATAAAGTCAAGTAAAATAAAATATTTATTTTCTTGCGATTGTGTTAAATAATAATTATATTGCATTGATTATGGAAATAAACAACTGTGAAGGATTATCATTTTTAACTTGGGATATGTTTGATAGTCCCGACCTTCCTAATTCTGGTTATAAGTTTATGGAGAGAGAACCAGTTATTTTATTAGATAATATAATTAAGAGATATAGAATTATTATAAAAGTAGTTTTAGGATATGTAAGCAAACCTTATGCAGATAAATTAAGATTAGTAAGAAGCAATTCTCATAGAGTTGGTAAAGCTGTTAAAATTAGATGTGTGGGTACTAAAAAAAGATTAACCCTTGTTAGAGGTTTAGTTCAACAAGGAGTACATAGAATAGGTGTTAGTAACGATTATGTGTATTTTGATACTGATGACCTTAAAGAGAGAGCTTTCTACATTTGGAATTAATGTAGAATGTTTGTTTTGTTTAAATGTGTTGTGTGGAAAGGAGTGGTTAAATAAGCCACTCCTTTTTTGTTAAAGTAATGTTAAAGGTCTTGTTTGCATTATTTACTCACCATATATTTGTGTAAAATTAAAACAATGAAAGATTTATTAGAATTTCAAAGAGTAAGAATAGAATTTTTAGTTAATAAGTTAAAAGAATCCAAAGAAAGAACAATAGAACTAGAAGATTATATTATGGATTTATGCGACAAAGATTGTCCTGATGAATATAAAAACGTAGTTAAATCTGAATTATATAAACACTATAATGATAGTAAATAACCCAACCAAAACAGAAATAAATTATTACGATAAGTTTTGTCTATTGTCAGACACTATTCTTAAATTAAGAGAAGGCAGAATAAATGAAAGACATATAGACACGATTATCAGTCAATTAAACGATATGGCTTTTTATGTAAATGAATTACAGTTAGAAGTTATGCAAAAATCCCTAGAATTAAATTTTTATAAACAAGCAATAGAAGACCTTACTACTGGGGTTGGTACACATAAATTTGTAGATATCAAATAAAGGTTGTATATTGTTAAAAACAAAACAAAATGAAACAAATGAATTTTGAACAAAAGGTAATTTCAATTCAGACAGAATTAAAAGCACCTAAAAACCAATACAATAGTTTTGGTAAGTACAGATACAGAAACCAAGAAGACATCTTGGAAGCTGTTAAACCTCTTTTAAGTAAACATGAGTTATCAATAACTTTAACCGACACTATAAAAGAGACTAACTCAGGAATATGCTATGTAGAGGCTAGAGCAATATTGCATGGCACTGACGGGAAGATTGAATCAGTTGCACAAGCTGGTATTGATATTAACAAAAAGGGTATGGACATATCCCAGTCATTTGGCAGTTCTAGTTCTTATGCTAGAAAGTATGCTTTAAATGGTCTCTTGTTAATTGATGATACTAAAGATGCTGATTCAACTAATACACATGATACTTCAAACCTTAAATGGTTAAACGAAGGAACTCCAGAGTTTACTAAAGCAATGGCTTATGTTAAAAAAGGAGGTAAAGTTAATGATATAAAAAAGAAATACAATGTATCAAAGACAGTAGAGAATAGGCTAACCAAAATTAAAAGTAATGGCTGAATACACTTATAAAGAAAAGGACCATCATCCATTTGAGAACCAAATATTCAATCATTATAGGGAAAAAGCAAAAGCTATAAATGAGGCAATAGAACTTTTGATAGAACATAACTATACAGTTATTGACCTTGAAGGTAGATGGATAAAAAAAAATTAAATATTAACTTAAATTTAAATAAATAAATTATGGCAGGATTAATCACAATGTCTTTAGATGTAACAAAGTTACCTAAAGAAAAATTCGTTAAAGGTAAAAAAGGAATTTATTATAATTTCACTATTGCAATTAATGATGAAACTAAATATGGAAACAATGTTTCTATGTTTGACACACAAACTCAAGAAGAAAGGGATGCGAAAGCACAAAGAACTTATCTTGGTAATGGCAAGGTTGTTTGGAACAATGGAACGATTGTAAATGCAGAGAAAGAACCTCAAGTTGCTGAAGTTTCGGCAGACGGAGACTTGTTTTAGTTTTGAAGGGGGAGATTAATTTCTCCCCTTTTATTATAACACACACACACACAAAATGAATATAAAAGATTATACTAATGAAGAGCAACAATATATGCAATACATTGAAGAAAAAGCATATATTGACCCTAGAAAAGAGGTTAAATATCCTCCAATAGCATTAAGCATGGGAAATTTTAAAGCAGGAAACCAAACATATCCAATACCAATAGGTACTTATGGCAACTTTTCTTTCGTATGTGCACCACCAAAAAGCAAGAAAACATTTTTTGTTTCTTTACTTTCAGCAGTATACCTAAGAGATAAATTAAATAGTCATGCTAAAGGAATGTTAGGACACAGAGACGGCAGATGTTTAGTACACTTTGATACGGAACAAGGTAGATTTCATGCTCACAAAGTATTTAGAAGAGTAGTTGATATGACTGGAATGGATAATCAGTGTTATCATACTTTCGGATTAAGAACATTAAACAATAAAGACAGATTAAATTTTATAGAATACTTTTTATATAATAAAGTGCAGGATGCAGGACTTATTGTTATTGATGGAATTGCTGATTTAGTTTCTGATGTAAACAACTTAGATGAATCTAGTATGGTTATACAAAAACTAATGAAATGGACCGAAGAATTAAATTGTCATATAATTACAGTTATACATAGTAATTATGGTAGTGAAAAGCCAACTGGTCACCTTGGTTCTTTCCTTGAAAAAAAGGCGGAGACAATGATACAATTAGAATTAAACACAGTACACGATGAATTAGTTACTGTTAAATGTAAAAGAAGTAGAGGTTTTCCTTTTGAGAAGTTTAGTTTTACAATAAACAAAAAAGGACAGCCTGAAATAGTAGATGACTTATATGAAGTTATAGAACAAAATAATATAGATGCGACTAAAACTTACGTTTAATATAAAGCCTGTTCCTCATCAGTCAGTAAGAATTGGTAGGAATAATATTGCTTATAAACCTAAGAAAATAGTAAATTATCAAGTAGCTATAAAATCCTTAGCCATACAACAATTACCAAAAGGATTTGAAATGATTCCAGCAGGTACAGAAATAACTATAGAGAGACTGACTTATCAATTTGAATACCTTAAAGCAACACCAAAGAAAAGAAGAACAGGTAAAATTCCTAAAACCACAAAACCAGATTTACACGATAACTTAAACAAAGCTTTTATAGATGCCCTTGAAGGTATAGTATTTGAACAAGACCAAAACATTGTTAAAATAAATAATCTTGAGAAATACTATGACAAAGAGGATTTAATAACATTAATATTAAAATACTAATATGCTAGACTTGTTGGCTAAAAATCATTTATTGTGGGTAAAAATGGTTTGTAATATGGGATGTCCTAAACATCTTTGTGAAGATATAGTACAAGAAATGTATTTAAAAATAAACAGACTTGTAAAAGATAAAAGAAAAATAATGTATGGTAATGATGATGTAAATAGATTTTATGTTTATGTTACACTAAGAAATTTATATACCGATTATCAAAAAGCAAAAAACAAATACACCTTTTTTAATTACTTAGAAACAGATGATGCAGATACCATACATACAGCAGAGTATTTATATACTGATTCAGATGCAGATAAAGAAGAAGCTTTTTATAAGATAACAAGTAAGATAGCAAAAGAGATTAATTCTTGGCACGTTTACGATGCTAAGTTATGTGATACTTATTATAAGAGTAGTATGTCTTTAAGGCAAATATCAAAAGGCAGTAACATTAGTTTAACAAGCCTATTCAATTCAATTAAAAATTATAAGAAAATACTTAGAAATAAATTTATAGAAGATGTAGAGGATTACTTAAACGGAGATTATCATTTACTTTAAAACATAAAATTATGAAAGAACCAAAAGACAAAAGAACAAAAGCGTACAAAGAATGGAAAAAGAACTTTGATGCAGAACAAGAAACAAAGTCAAAAGGACTGGGAGATGACATTGAAAAGATAACCAAAGCCACAGGAATTAAAAAAGCAGTTGAATGGGCTTTTGGACAAGATTGTGGATGCGATGGTAGAAAAGAAAAATTAAACAGAATATTTAGACATAATAAGTTAGAATGTTTAAATGAAGGAGAGTATGATTATCTTACAGGTTTCTTTGCTAAAAACAAAACAGTTGTTAGCCACAAGGATGCTGTAGAACTTTACAGGGTTTATAATAGAATATTTAATAAAAACAACAAACCCTCTTCTTGTTCTTCTTGTATTAGAACAGTAGTTATGAAACTACAAAAAATTGTAGATGCCTACTAACAAATCATTAATAAGAAATTCTAAACAAGTAAAACAAGTTATTGATTTTACTGGTGTTCAAAACGGAAAGATTCATCCTTCTGATATTGATGCTGTATTAGAATTTAACAATGATGCTCTTATTTTAATTGAGGTTAAAAGAAAATACAATAGGATTCCTACTGGTCAAAGATTATTATTAGAAAGAATAAATGATTCTTGGCATAATCAAGAGAAAGCTATTGTGCTTAAAGTAACGCATACTTTTAAAGATGATACAAAAGATATTCCTTTAGAAGAATGTTCTGTAGAGGTTTGTTACTATAAAGGAAAATGGTCTGAAAGAAGCGGACCTTTATTAGAAGTGTTAAATAAACTAGGAGAATCATGGAATATCAAGAAGTTGTCTTTTTAGATTGGACATTAAACTGTTCTTATGATATTAATGTAAATTATATATACAATGAGCGATAGAAAAAAAATACCAGTTTATTCAGGAGTATTAAAGTATTTTCCTGATGCTATTATTGAAGTAGCTAAATGTAGTTATGCTGGGAACTATCAGCATAATCCAAATAAACCTTTGCATTGGGATAGGAGTAAATCTGGAGATGAATTAGATGCTCTTGCTAGACATTTGCTTGAGGCAGGTACAATAGACTCAGACGGTATTCGTCATAGTGCAAAAGTGGCTTGGAGGGCATTAGCTAACCTACAAAAAGAGATTGAAAATGAAATTTAACAAGTCTTTAACAACATTTAATTAACAAGTTTGTATATTAGCTTAAAATATAAATTATGATAAAAACATTTGACAATAAAGAGTGGCAAAGAGAAGATATATTAAGTAGAATGTATGATGACGAGTTTTACTACGGTTATCTTGGTTCTAACGCACTTTCTTCTTCTTCTGCTAAAAAGCTAATACAAAGCCCTAAAGCATACCTTAAATCGCTTAAAATCAATTCTGATGCTCAACCTCTTAGGGATGGTAGGCTTGTACATTTATCTGTATTAGAACCACACAAGGTTAAGGACCTTACGATTATCAATGGTTCAAAAGCAACTAAAGCATTTAAAGAGGCTGTTATTGAATTGGGCTCAGCTAATGTTTATACTAGAAGCGAGTTTAATAATGCAAACTATATTGCTGAAGCTGTTCTTAAATGCAGTGAAGTTACAAGCTTATTGAAAGGTGCTGAGTTTGAGGTTCCTGAAATAGCTATGATAGATGGATTGCCTTTTAGAGGGAAGGCAGATGTTTTAAATGGCAATGTGGTAATAGACCTAAAAACTACAGGAGATATAACTAGATTTAAATGGAGTGCAAAGAATTTTTCTTATGACCTACAAGCATCGTTATATAAGAAAATGTTTAATGTAGATGCTTTTATATTTGTTGTAGTAGATAAAGACACTAAGGATATAATGATATGTGATTGTTCAGATAGTTTTATTAGAAATGGATTAGAAAAACTTAATACTGCCATAAGTCAATATAAGTATTTCTTTCAAAATGAAATGCCCAATTTGAATAATTACATAACTCATGAAACATTATAGGGGCAAAGAGATTAAAGATGAATTTTTTAATATCTCTATGTTTGATTTAGAAGAGGGAATGTCTATAGATGATTTAAGAGGAATACTAGAAGAATATGCAAACAAGGAATTATACTGGGAATGTGCAGGAATACAGAAAGCAATAGACTATATGGGTTTTATGTTACTTACTGTTATGAGCGATAAATTAAATACCAAATCAATAAACTTACAATATGCCAATACCGAAAAAGAGACCACAAGAAAAAGAGGATGATTTTATAAGTAGATGTATGTCTGACCCTACTATGAACAAGGATTATCCTAGGAGAGACCAGCGATTAGCTGTATGTATTAACCAATTAAAAAAATAAATAATGGAATTAAACAAAACAATTCAAACAAAAGAAATTAGAAATTATGTAGAATCTTGTCTTAACTTAAAATTAAATGTTGTAAGTAGAAAAAGAAGTTATGTATATGCAAGAGCAATATATTTTAAACTATGCAGAGAGCAAACTAAATTAAGTTTAGCAGATATAGCAGGTACAGTAAATATGGACCATGCTTCAGCTTTACACGCTATAAATAATGTTTTCCCTAGTGTAATATTTTATGACAAATACCTCAAAGATGTGTATGATGATTTCAGACTTGATAACATACATAAAAACGAAAACATATATGAAAATTATGCTAGATTATTAAGAGAAAATACCGCCCTAAAAAATGATTTAAATTCTATAAAGGAAGACGGAGGTTTAGAAAAAAGATTTATAAAGTTGATAAATAAAATACCTGAAAGCAAAAAAGAAGATGTTTATGTTAAGCTTGGTGCTATAGTGAATATTGTTAGTCTTGCTCATGAAAGGGAGGCTGTATAATTTAAAGGCTCAAAGTTGGTGTTTAAAAAAAGGTTACAGAATATATATAATACCTCAAGACAATAAAGGTACTATATGTAAGATAGGAATAGAACTTGGCGTAAAAAAAGCAATAACAAAAGAAACTTATACTAAAAAAGAAGTTAGTGACGAAATATGGAAACTATATACAAAACTATATAAAAAATGGCTAGAGCAAAACAAAACTCAGCATACATAAAACCTAATGATGGTAGAAAGAATAATGGCAGAAAGAAAGGAGACAAGTATGGACCAAAGAAACAGTTAATTAAATCGTCTTCACAATTAACTCCAGCTAAGAAAGAGAGAATATCTATTTATGCGTTAAATGCAATGAAAGATGTTTTTGGTAGTGAAGAAGAAGCTTGGAAAGCGTTAGCAGAACAAGCTAAGGATTCTTTTGCCCATATGAATTTACTATGGCAATATAGATATGGCAAACCTCAAGATGGAAACGAAGGAAGTTCTAATAAGAAGTTAGATGTACCTGTAATTAATTTCTATGCTTCCACAAATCAAGTAGAAAAACTAGAAGATACTATAGATATAGAATCTGAGGAAGTTGACGTAGATAAATTAAATGATGAATAACATAAAGCTTAATGATAAATACAGTTCTTTGTTTACTGCTGATAGTAGATATTTTGTGTGTACTGGAGGCAGAGGTTCTGGTAAATCATTTGGTGTAGCAGTTTTCTTATTGTCGTTGACTTATGAGCAAGGACATAAAGTTTTGTTTACTAGATATACAATGATATCTGCACAAACTTCTATTATTCCTGAATTTATAGAGAAAATAGATTTAATGGGTGTAAACGAACATTTTAGAATAACTAAAGATGAAATCATAAATATGACCACAGGGAGCTCAATAATATTTAAAGGTATCAGAACATCAAGTGGTAATCAAACTGCCGCCCTGAAGTCTCTAAATGGCGTTACAACCTTTGTTATAGATGAAGCAGAAGAGTTAACTGATGAATCTACTTTTGATAAAATTGATTTCTCTGTACGTTCATTAACTAAGCAGAATAGGTGTATACTTATATTAAATCCAACAACTAAAGAACATTGGATATATCAAAGATTCTTTCAGAACTCTGGAGTAAATTCTGGCTGGAATGGTTCTACAAATAAAACAACTTACATACATACAAGTTACAAAGACAATAAAGACAATTTATCTAGTTCTTTCTTAGAACAGATATTTGAAATGAAACTAAAAAGACCAGACAAGTATGAACATCAAATTCTTGGAGGTTGGTTGTCTTCAGCAGAAGGAGCTATATTTAGAAATTGGAGAGTAGGAGATTATATACAAACAGAGGTTACTTGCTATTGTCAAGATTTTGGATTTTCAGTAGATTTAACAACTCTTGTAAAAATATCAGTAGACAAAGCTTTAAGTAAATTATATGTAAAAGAGATTTATGGTAAGGCAGGTTTATCCACGACCGATATAGCCATGAAGAATAAAATGGAATGTGGAGCAGATTTAATTATATGTGATTCTTCTGAGCCACGTCTTATAAAAGAGATAAAGCAGAAAGCAGATTTAAACATAAGACCTACAATAAAAAAGAAAGGTAGTATACTTTCTGGTATAGCCTTAATGCAAGACTATGAGATTGTAGTTGATAGGAAGTCTCATGGTATTGTAAGAGAATTAAATAATTATGTATGGCAAGAAAAGAATACTAAGCCAAACATTGGTTATGAACATTACATAGATGCCATTAGATACGGATTGACATTTCTTATACAAGGTCAGAACTCTGGCAAGTATGTAATTAGGTAATCATTAAACGCAGTAGGTATTTTATAAGGCATGATTATCCACGACTTAATCATTAAACATAGTAGGTTTTTTGCCTAATCGTTAAACATAGTAGGTTTTGTAATCATTAAACATAGTAGGTTTTTACTAATGCTTTATTCTTTCTGCTTTTTGATATTTCAAATATCTATTTGTTAATTGCTAGTAGTCAATACAAAATAGTTTTGTTAGTCTCAATTATTTTTTGTATACGCGTACGCGCAATTATAATGACAGATTAAATATGTTAAACTTTTGTTAATGCTTTTGACATGTTAATTATTTGTTTATATATTTGGGTAAACAAAAAAACAATTACAGAGCGACTTATTTAAAACATAAATAATTAATAATTAAACACTATGGAATTAAACGCAAGAGAATTAAGAATAATAATTAATGGATTAAGAAGATTAGAGAGATTAGAAAACCCTACTTCATATAATGCAAGTGCTGAAGAGGTTGACATAATAGAGTGTAAAATATTAGATGAATTAAATAATAAAGAACATATAAACAAAAAATAAAACACTATGATTAAAACATTAAACAAAACAAAATTCTTAATAGACTTCGGGGGTTTTTATGGCTCTATTCATTCCAGTTTTATAGATGACAAGATTCAGTATAATGGAATCAACGAAGACAATGTTAATTATAAAGAGACTTACAAAGATTATTGTATTGAATATTTAGAATTATTAAATAATATTTTAGATTTAAATTTAGAATTTATCCAAATTGAATCACCTAAATTTTACAATTTCACTAATGATAAAATAGAGGCTGAAATTAATGAGAATGACTTTAATAGATTAAAAGACACTTATTTAAATGATAAGGAATTTATAGATTATATAAACGAAAATAGCAAATCTTATGATGGTTTTATGAGTTTCTATAATGGATTTGATGAAGTTGTAAAAGAAGATGAAATTTTATTGCAATATATGTTTAATTACATATTAAAAGAATATAATGATGACATTTATTTAATGGAATCAGACTTTGAAATAATAGAAAATAATTAATATGATATGAAACAGAAACAATTTAAACATAATTTAAGTAAAACTAAAAGATTGAGTAAACATGAAAGGTATTTACTAGAAAAGAAATTCATGGAAACATTTAACCCATTAAACATTAGTAATTTAAAATAATAAATATAATGATAAATAAAGTAACAAAGGTAGAAGTAATGGATGCCATAGAGTATCTGCACGTTCAGGGTTTCGTTGAAGAAATGACAACAGATAAAAAATACTACACCGAAATCTTATTAAAAAAAGTAGCGAATGTATATAAAATAAACTTAGGAATTAATTTAAAATAATAAACATGAGAGCAAAATATCAAAAAGTAATTGATTTTTACAATGAAACATCACCAAATCAACATCAATATTTTTTACAATTAATATCAAATAACATTACGTTTTTTAATACGGAAAGTAAAGAATGTTATGAGGTTGACGAAGAGTGGTCAATAAATTTTAATGGGACACAACATCAAATAAATATTAAATAATATAATTAAACATATCAAAAATTATGAACGTAATAAATAGAGCAAATAGACCCATGTTGAAAATGGGAAAGCTATTAAAAGACATATTTAGCCCCAGAGAACCAAAATATTTCTGGTTAAGAATAAAGAAAAAATTTAGCACAAAAAAAGAAAAAGAAGACTTTATATATAAAACAATAGAGTTTTTAAGTAATGAAATCAAAGTAAATAAAAATTATTATAACTTAAAACAATAAATTATGACACAAGAACGCAAAGTAGAATTAATAGACAATTATTATGAATGGTTTACGGAAAAGAAAAAGAGAACATTATTGAAGCTTTAGAAACTACATATAAAGACTATAATTAAAAATAATAAATCATGAATGAACACACAGACGAAGAAATAGTAGATGTATTATTTAGCGACTTCCCAAAAGTAGCTGAACAAATATTAGAATATTTAGATAATATAAACCAATAAATAAATAATTATGACACACACAAAACAAAAGAAACAATTAACAAGAATGCAAGGTTTTTTAATGGATGATTTAAAAAAACTAGAATATCACACAAATGAATTAATTGAAAATATCTATGTAAGCGGACAAAAAGAAAACTTTAAACATGATGTTGAAGAGATTGAAAGGTTTTTTAGTTATTGGAATAACCATATAAAAAATATAAATAAATAATTATGACACATACAGAAGACATTAAAAGAATTAGAGAAGATTTAAAGAAATTAAACAGCGAATCGTTAACAATAGATTCAAAACATAGAAAAGAGATGGAAAGCGATATAATTATCGATATAAAGAGTTATTGGACTATACAAGGCGAAGATAAGGTATATTCAATGCGATTAGCGAAGCTTTCTATATATTCACATACAATAACATCAAAAGAGTTTGAAGTGTTGTTAGAATCGCTTAAAATGATTTACATGAATCATCCAGATGGGGAAGTAAGATTGGTCGTTACGACCAATACGGTGAAGGGTCAGAAGATGGAAGTTAAGTATAATTACGAGTATTTAAACGGATAAATATAACAATAAAAACAAATAAACATGAGACAAATAACAAAACAAGCAGTAAACAAATTTAATAATAATAAGAATTATAAAAAAGATAACACAAGGATTGAACGTCAAACCACATTTACCGAACCCACTACAATAATGTATCTACACAATAATATAATTGCACAAAAGCTAAATAAAGAAATAAGAATAAGCAATTGCGGTTGGTTTAGTAACACCACAAAAGAGAGATTAAACGGATTGCTAGACTCAATAGGTTTTAATAAGATTTATCAAAAGAACTTTGAATGGTTTTTAGCTGATAAAAAATGGAATGGCAAACCTGTTAAATTAATAGGCACTAATAACTGGGAATATATAT